AGAGGTTTTGAAGGATTTGCGGCTAACCGTTACATGTTGATCAAGAAATCTTAATTATTAACCTTATAAATTTTATAAAAAATGGAAAAGTTTTTTTACTTCAGAAATGTATCGGCAATTGCAGATGACGATGGTATTGAAAATTCAGTAGCATATGCAGTTTCATCATTGATTGGTATGTTTCCTTCAAGTGACACAGCGTTAACAATGACTTTTAAGAATGTCCAAAGACCAGAAGGTCATGGTAATTCTTTAGTTCTTGATAATGCTGCTAACCTACCTTTAGTTGATAAAGTTGTTCTTACTACTGGAACAAACAAGGCTAAAGAGGCGATGCGTGCTATAGTTGACAAAATGCATGAACCTGTTGGGCGAGACAATGGGTTTATTGTTATTGCTGACAATGTTGCGTCAGAATATGTTTCTGGTGATGTATCAGGTGTTACTATTACGCATAATGCTGCGTATGTTAATGCTTAATAACTAATTGCGAACTGTCTTGAAATGATATACAGGCAGTATAAAGAACATATCTAAGGAGGGGGAGTTTCTCCTCCTCCAAAGGTATCTTAATAAAGATTTTAATTTAATTTTAGAAATAATGACAAATAAAAAACAAACAACTACAAAGACTGTAGAGCCTATGGTTACGAAAACTGTTGAGACTCCTACAGCAAAAAAAACCAATACTCATGGTATTGGAAACCTTAATAGAGGTTTTAAAAAAGACTCTAAATCAGCAAAAACATATAGATTATTAAAAGAACGTAGAGATAGAAAAGGGCATCTTAAATTCCCTGTTGTTCATATGTTAAAAGCTGAAGATATTATATTTGATTCAGAAAAGGGAATTAATAGAAAAATAAGATATATACCTGGAGAGCCTTCAATATTTGAAGATGAGCAAAAAAAAGATGCTAAAGTTAAATCTCCTATTACATTTAGTAATGGGTTTTTAATGGTTGATTACACTAATCCTACTTTAAAAAAATACTTAGACATATGTAATTCTAACAGAAGTAATCCTAATAGGATGTCAAATTCAGCTCCTTCTTTTTACGCTGTTGATTATGAAAAGGATGCTAAAGTAAAACTTGATAAATCTATTAAATCTATGGATGCTTTGAGGTTAGTTTTTGATATGAATCTTGATAAGTTAATAGCTTACGCTAAAGTATTAGGACTTAAAGTTGATAAATCTACAGATGAAATTAGATATGATATGAAAGTTTTAGCAGAGAAAAATCCTGAGAAATTTATTAATGGACTTAATGATCCTAAAATGGAAATTAAACAACTTATATTAAGAGCTAGAGATATGAAAATATTAGGATGGACGGGTTCTGAAGCTTCTTGGACTATGGGAGGTATAAATACTAGGTTTGCTAATATTCCTTTAGGAATCAAGCCTTTAGATCATTTAGCTGACATGTGTGTTACTGATTCTGGAAGCGGAATATTAGATCAAATTAAAGCTCAATTATCAAGCATGAACTAATAGATAGTACATAACAGATATATTAAAGGGGGGTACAGGTTTGTTACCTCCTTTTTTTTTGTTATATTTGTTTAAAATAATTACAGATGACGATAGATGAGCTATACAGGTTTGTTCAATTTGAAGCAAATAAAGAGCAAAGAGGGTTTATAAAACCTTCTGAGTTTAATTTATTAGCAGAAAGAGCACAGCTTGATGTTATAAGAGATAGATATGGTAAAATTGGTATATCAGGGACACCGTCTACCCCTATGACTCATTCTGTCATGGATGATTTAGCTCCTGTTATAGAAAAGCAAACTATAACATATGATTCTTCAGGAGATAATGACGCTTTTTCATATCCTGTTTCATACCTATATTTTATCAGAATGACACTTGCTGGTAAAAACGTAGAGTTAATAAACCACGATCAATTAGGAATGAGGCTAAAAAGTGTTATAACCGCTCCAAGTGCAGAATACCCTATAGCTGTGATGATAGATGAGGGTTTTGAAATATATTCAAGTACATCTGAAGATACCTCTGGAACTGTTATTATTACTTTTATAAGAAAGCCTATCGCACCATTTTGGGCGTATGTTATTTCAAATGGGACATATATACACAGTGCTACTAGTAATGACACCGTAGAATTAGTTCTTCCAGAGCAAACACACAATGAAATAGCACAAAGAATGCTTTCATACATAGGTATATCTTTAAGAGACCAAGAACCTTTAAGTTACGCTGAATCAAAATTATCACAATTAAAAGAGTAGTTAAATGGCTGTAACAACAAGATATAAAATAGCAGAGCAAGTTCTTAGAATAGTTAGTGGAGGTAACGCTTCAGATGACTCATCTATAGATATAAGAGATATACTAGCTTTAGTAGATCAAGAGAGAGATGCTATTATAAAAAGAGAGATTACAGATAGGTTCTATACTAAAAGTACAGCTCAAGCGATGGGAGAGTTAGAAATAACGGGAGACTTTTTAACTAAAGAAACTATAAGTGTAACTGATGATTCTTATGGCACTTTAAATAGTCATCCTATAAGCCTACCTAATGACATGGCTGTGTTTAGAGTTGAGGCAGATCCACCATCTTTAACTAAAGCTAAGAGAACACTAACTATTAGCGGTACTATTGCGGCAGTTGGATATAGCTCTGATAGGGTTAATTTAATTTTTTCTGCTGGACCTACAAAGCTAGATAAAAAATACAGGATATCTTTTACCGTTACTCAAGAGCAAGAAACTGGGGTTTCGACATCAGAGCAAATTCATAAGGTTGATTTTACTGTAGATACATCTATATCTTCTAAGGGATCTAAAGGTCCTTATGATAAATTTAGAAACACAAGATGGTCTAATATAGCTCTAATAGAATCTATAATGATGAGTCTTGACGCTAAAAATTTACTTGGAGGTATACAAATGACGATGAACTCTAGTGATGAATCTACTTCTTCTAACTCAGAGTTACAGTTTTCTACATCACAATATAACTTTGCTATAAGTGATTTTCAAATAAATGGTTCTGGTTCTGGTGGTGATCATGGGTTTACATGGGTGCAATCACTTACTGAAGGAACTACTGATTCAAATCCAAATTCTGCATCTCTAACAGTTCGTTTGCAAAGTGGAAATGTATATTCTATTAATTACCCCTCAGACATGGTTAGGGCAGTTCCAGCTGCTGATGTGGCTCAAAACTTTGTAGATAAAAATGCTTATAGGATGTCTGTGGAAGATGATGTTAATCTTACTGCGTCTGGAGCTGTTTTAACTTTTGAGGAAAAAATACCAAGAGGAGGTTTTAATATTGATTCTATAGGTGTAGCCTCAACTGGAGTTTTATCTTGGTCTCTTCAAAATGTATCTTCATATACTACTGAGCCAGATCCTACAGCCTTACACTATGATCGTAAGATATTTACAAGAATGCCTTCTGGAGGTTCTCATAATGTAATGTATAATAAAACAATATTAAAGAGCGGTAAGAGTTTTTTCTATGTAGAAGGAAATTTAATATATTTATATAAAAACACAGACTCTATAGACAACTTAACGGTTCACTATATAGCTAGCTCAAGAACATTAAGTGACACAGCAGCTTATCCTTTACCAGGAGATTATGAAACAGAAATAATATCAAATCTTGTACAAGTATTCGGATTAATGAAACAAGCAGTAGAAGATGTAACCAATGATAACGTAGGATAATGAGAGAAGAAGCACAATTTATATCACTAGATGAAATAGTAAAAACTTTATTTATTGATGAAGGAAAATCGTCTGAACATGAATATTTAAGGTATTTTAATATAGGTTTAAGAGGCCTTAAGGAGTTGACATTTGACGTTGTTAGACAAATAAAAACAGCAGTATTAAGATTAGACAATAAAAACACAGTTAGATTACCTTCTGATTATATTTCATATGTTAATATAGCTGTAGCAGGTGCTAATGGAGAGATGCAATATTTAGGTAGAAAAGAGAGATTACCTTTAGTGGAGGGTATGTCAGGAACTGCGGGTAGCGAATCTACAGATCCACCAGTATTTACTGATAACACACCAGGAGATGGTTTATGGGGTAGATATGGATATGGTGGAGGAGGTAATGCAAATGGATACTATAGAGAAAATCATGATGCTGGAACTATAGAATTTGGAGATGTTACTGGAACGGTTGTTCTAGAATACATATCTGATGGGTCTACAGGATTGACTGGTGAAGATATAAAAGTTCACGCATACGCTGAAGAAGCACTTAGATCTTTTATTTACTGGAAGTCTATACAAAGAAAAAGAGCTATAAACATGAATGAAAAAATGATGGCTCAAAAAGAATACTATAATCAAAAGAGACTTGCTAGAGCTAGAATGAAGTCGTTTAACAAAGCTGAAGCTTTACAGACATCAAGAAAAGCATTTAAGCAGTCTCCAAAACTGTAATATATGCCTACATTTCCGTTAATAAGAAAATTCATAGGGGGTTTAGATAGAGATTCTGATGCTAGACTTATAAAAGAGGGTGACTACTATTACGCTTTAAATATGCGTAACATATCATCTGAGGGATCTACAGAGGGTGTTATAGAAAATATAAAGGGAACTACCGAAGTTCCTTATAGTTTTACAGACAGTAATTCTGATGATCAAATTACATATCTTTACTTTTCAACAAGTGAATTAACTACGAATAATATTGCTAATGGACTGGCAACCGAATCTTCTGGGTCAACTACAAATGTTCAGGTAGGTATATCACAAAACTTAAACTCTCTAAACCCTGTTCCAGATGACTTTCAAATAATAGGTAATCTTGATACTGTTTCTAATGTACAAACAGCACTTAATACTTTTGTTACTAATTATGCTACTAATATATTAAACACTCATGGGGTTACAGTTACTGTAGAAACAAATTTATCAGATGTTAATTTAAGTCCTACTAGTTTAGGTTGGCTTTCAGAGGGAAGTTCATACCCTACAGGAGTTTTAATGTATGCTTTAAAATTTGTAAGTTCCGAGTCGTTTTATTTAATGACAGAACATGTTTCAGGTAGCGTTACAAGTAGTACTGACCTTTCTAATGATGCTTATATAACTGATTCTACAGTTTTATCAAGTAGTTCTGACACCTCTACTTATTTTACAGTTCTTGAATACTGGGATGAGAGGTATATTCAGTCTGATGTATCTAGTCAGCTTTCTTTTGCTTATGTTAGAACAACTAGTCAAGCTATTTCAGCTGAAAGTAATACTACAGAATACAGATGTATAGGAACATATGAAAACACACAAACAGATAAGGTTTATTATTATTTAGCGTCTTTAAACGACACCTACAAGCATTTAATATTAGAATATGATATACATACAAATGTGATAGAAACAGTTTTTAGGGATTGTGGTAGTTCAGAAAATAAATGTTTTAACTGGAGAAAAGAGTTTTTAATAAATGATATAGACATGATAGGCGATAAGCTGTACTGGACATCACCTTACTATGGGGAGCCTAAATCTCTTAATATTAGGAAGTCTAAAAATAGCATGAAACTTATAGATTCTCTTATTGCTGCTGGAGTTGGTAGTGGGGTTGGTTATTTTCAAACCTTAGAACAAGATCCAGAGTTATCTCCTTATTCTGTGGATGGTGTTGATGTATATCCAAGTCTTAAAGATTATTATCCATTCCAGCTATATGATGCAAATTATGATAGTGATAGAAAACAGGGTTACGTTAATGTTATAAAAGCTTATAAAAATGAATCAGGGTATTATTCTTTTGGTTCTGATCCTGATGTTAAAAGGAATAATGTTATAGATTTTTCTTGGCAATTTAGACAGAGGTATCATTATTATGATAAAGAAGTTAGTGCTTGGGGTCCAGCTACAAGTATATCATTTACAGGTGAAACAAGAAGAAATTCAAGGGTTCAAGCAGAACCAGGTCAATATAACTTTATACAAGTAAGAGTTTATTATGGTCATGGAGATGTAGAGTTTGTTGAAGTTTGTGCTAGAAAGAACACTCAAGATGGAGATAATAGAGGTAATAGAAAGAAAGGAAATAAAGGAGAGTATTTTACTATAGCTAAAATTGATAATGATTACAAAAAATGGCTTGATTATGATGGATCTTTTGCTTTATATAAATTTTATAACGATAAAATATATTCTTATATATCTCAATTAGAAAGTGATAAAAACTACGATAATGTCCCTAAAAATGCTTTAACACAAACATTACTAGGTAATAATAGAATAGCATATGGTAATTATTTTGAAGGGTTTGATATTCCTAATTTGAATATTACGATGAGACCTTTATATGGTTATACTCATGTTGATTCACAATATATAGACACTAAGTTTTATCCATTTTATACAACTAACAAAAACTCTAAAGCAGAGGTTGAAGACAGCCCTGAAATGGGGGACTCATTTGGAAATGTATCTCAAGGTAGTGCTATATCTGTTTCAGAAATAAATATAGATTCAAATAATCCTATAACCCTTTCTTCTACGGATTTTATTGATGATGATGGAGAAATAACGTCTCTTTTGGAAGATTTAAATGGAAGTTATCAAGTGTACAATGATGAGGGGAATACGTTATCTCAATATTTATATGTGATTCCTTCCCAGGGAATGACATCTTTAGATGGAACTGTGCATCCAAGAATGTTATCTGGTGCTTTTTATAATTATTGGGGACAAGATTCAAGTACAGGTGATTATATAAATGATTCAATAACTACTGCGGGTCCTGAAGTTGTACCTGGATGGGATGAGAACGTAGATTTTAATGGGTATAAATTGAGCACTGTTTCTAAAGGACCTGTAGATAATATGATTGTATCTGGTTTTTCAGGAAACTTAACAAGCGGATCTCAAACAAACATTCAAAATTTATCTTCTTTTAATATAACTGAAGGTGCCACAGAAAATCCTTTAGGTTCTGGATATTTTACCGCTAGTGATTCTGGTGGTTCCAACAGGTATCCTAAGGTAAGAATGGTTTTTAATATGGATTTTTCCACTTTTGTTTTTAGGCCAGATATTCACCTTAAGCTTAAATGGGCTTTTAGAGTTCAAAAAGAATATAGAAGTGGAGATAATTCTGGTTACATAGAACAGACATCGAACATTTACCGATGTGATATTGATGTTGTAATCCCAAATGTTCCAGGAAGTAGCACTCATGACCAGTGTTCGGTTATAGCTGAATACTTAAGAAGATACACTTTAGCAACACCTGATAACCAGGGTACTTCTGATGACTATTATTTTATGATAAAAAATCACAATGATCCAGATGCAAATAAAACAGAAGAAGATGAAGTGATTAATAATCAACATAATTTTTCTTGGAATAAAAGACCTATCTGTTATCAAAAAGATGGAAAAACTTATCTATCTATAGAGTGGGTGGCTGCTAAAAAAAATAGCTTTACTGGAACAAATACAAATGGACTTTCAGATAGTGATTATAATTATAGAGTTGTTGCTTGTGATTTTGATTCTGGTGAGTCTGATGGAACATCTCTAGTTATAAACCATCCATGGAGCACTGGATTTAATAGTTCAGATAATCAAATAGCTTTTATTAAATATAATGTTAATGGTAGTAATTTTAGGGTTAATATGACTAGATGGCATCTAGGACAAGGAACTTATAAAAGTGCTGCTTTTCATAGCTTTGGACTAATATATTATGATGAACATGGTAGAGCCTCAACAGTTGCTGTTGACTCTGTTAGCGGATTGGATAAGAGTATGAAGGTGTATGTTAAAGGAGCAGGGCAGAGAAACGATCAAGACCTTATAGATCCAGATACTGGAGTTTCTGATATAGCTCTTTTTGATCCAGAAAACGGTAGTACGGAGGATTATAGTAATAGTCAACAAATATCTCTTAGGAGGTTGTATATAAACCCTGTATCTATGCAGTGGAAAATATATCACAAGCCACCGTCTTGGGCTAAAAAATTTAGGTTTGCATACGCTAAAAACACAAGTATAGATGATTTTTGTCAATTTAGGTTGCTGGGTGCTAAAGTTGGATCAGAAACTTTTTATGATGAAGCAAGTGAGCAAACTAGGTTTAGAGCTACTTCTGATCAAAGAATTTATGTTCACTCTTCAGGTCTTCTTGGAAATAATAAATTATTTGAAGGTATTGTTGAGAGGGATCAAAACACTGTGTGGAATCCTTTAGGGGGTTTATTGTCTATAACGTCTAGCGATGGAACTGTTACTTATAAAAAAGAACATGATTACAGAATTAGATTTATAACAAAAGGACATCCAACTAGAATATATGAACAAGGATCTGGTATGGGTGATGAAGATAATAATGGACCTGGTTCTCTATGGCCAAATACGTTAACCAACCCTTCAGGAGGTATGGGTTCTCCATCTTTTCCTATGAGTTGGGCAGGTAATTCGTATAACCCTGATAATACAGATGAATTTTGTATACCTTATCATCAAGAAGTAAGAGCTGGAGACACCTTTTCAGAGGGTGATAATACACAGACAAAATTTATAGATATACCTATTGGAGGTGTTAAATACATATACTATCAAGGTAAAGCTGGAGAGTCTGGTGTTGATTACAGTGATTACCCTTTTGTTCCTTCTAGCCCTTTAGATAATGGATGGTGGATATATTTTATGCCACCTAATGAAGAGGGTTATAGAAGAAAAGATGTACAAGCATTTAACGATAATACAGAACAAGATATCAATATGCCTAATGGAGATAACTCAGGTAATGATAGGGGTGGATATAATTTTTATGAAAATGCGATGGTTGAGGTTTACAAAGGAGAGAAGGGGGCTGATACAGATCAAACAATTTATTATGAATGGGGTAAAGCTTACAAGATATTAGAAAGTGGAGGAGAGCTTTATCATGAAGGAGAGAATCAGGATCAATCAGGTCCTTATACCCTTGCTAAAGATGCGGGTGGGGAAATTATAAACAATAAAGATTTTGAGACATCTACTCCTGCTATGGGTGTTTTTAGTAATGAAACAGACTGTTATATGGTTTGTAGAAATATGAAAACTACTGTTAACTTTGGTAGAAGAGGTATAGGTTATATGAATGAGAATGATCCAACTCTTATTAATTACTTTCAAAGAGGAACTCGTTGGGATGGCTACATTAAGTATTGGGTAGAAGATTATGGTATGAATGATTTTGCAAGATTAAACCATATTTCTATAGGTAGATTTAATGTTTATAGTCCATACGCTAGAAATGAAAGAAAAAAATCTAGTGTCACTTGGTCTGATATATATCAGCCAGATGTTGGTTTTAATGGTTTGAGTTCTTTTAATGTTGATGAAGGTAACTGGAAAGATTTTGACAGAGTAGATGGATCTATACAAAAAATAAAATCCAGGGATGCAGATATGGTTTTAATACAAGAAGATAAAACTTATAGAGTTCCTGTAGATAAAAATATATTAATGACTGCTTCTGGTCAAGGTCAAGTTGGTGTTTCTAGTGATATATTAGGAACTAAGATTCCTTATTGGGGTCAATATGGTATAAGTAAAAACCCTGAGTCTTTTGTCGCTAATGGTAATGTGTTTTATTGGGTAGACGTAAAAAGAGGTGCTGTGTTAAGACTTTCAAGAGATGGTTTTACAGTTATATCTGACACCCAAATGGCTGATTATTTTAGAGACAAATCTGTAGCTTATAAAAGTTACGATCCTCAATATAACCCTAATAATGTATATAATTGGGACTCAGACATGTTAGATGGAGATCATAAAAACTTTAGAATATTAGGGGGTTTTAATCCTAAACATAATGAATACATAATAACATTCCCTATTATATCTAGTCTAACATCAAGCTTTGATGGTTATAACTCAACGTGGGATGGTACATCTGTAAATCCAGAAGCTATAAGTGAAACTTCTACAACAGCTCAAACAGGAGAAACTATTTCTTGGTCTGAGAGACAGAATAGGTGGTTAACATTTTATTCTCATCATCCTGATTACTATGGAAAGGGTAATAAACAATTTATATCTTGGAAAGAGGGTAAGCTTTATTTACATGACAATAACTCAGAATATAATAATTTTTACGGAACAATATATGATTTTAAATTAGACTTTTATTTTAATAGCAAACCATCTATGGTAAAAGGATTTAAAACATTACAACTAGAAGCTAATCAAGCGAAAGAAAGTAGTTCAGTTGGAGTAGAAGAATCTACAGACACAGGTTATGATGTTACATTAACAACAGAGCTTGGAGAAACTTCAATAAATAGAAATAATTGGGATGAGAGAGAGTCTAAACAATACGCTTTTATACCTTATAACACAAGTGAATCTACTGGTGTTGGAGGGGAGTTTATAGGCTTAGGAGTAGGAACAATAAATTCTGGAACAAATTCAGTAGCCTTTGTAAATAATAATTTATATGAAACTAGTATAGGGGGAGTGCCTTCTTTTATTATTACAGGATCCTCTAATGATCCTTCTAGTAGTAATTATGGAGATCAACTTTATTACGCTACTCCTAGCTCAACAACAGATTCAGGAGCAACTTTGGGTGATGACGCTTTACTAGGAACTATAAATGGTGCTGTATTTGCACTTGGAAACTCTGCTGTTAATGTAACCCCTAGTGCTTCAGAAACTCTAACAAATAAATTCTTTTTTATAAAGAGACCAGGAGTTGCGGAAGGTGATAGAATGAAGGGTAGATATATGAAAGTTCAGATATCAAAAAAGTCAAAACAGTTAATTGAGCTATTTTCAGCAGGTTCAGTTATTCAAAATAGTGAGCTTAGTGATGATTAAGCTTGGAAAGATTATATAAAAAACATATATTTGTAAATATTTTATCATTATGGCAAATCAAAAAAGTAGACGTACAGCATACAGAGCGGGAGGCATAACTAAGACTTATGTTGACAGAGGTAGAGGAAATAAAGCTGTTTTAGGTGCTCTTATTGGTGCCGCTGCTAATGTATGGGGTGGGTTTAAAACTGCTAAGATACAGCAAGACGCTGCTAACAAGAAGGCGGGAATGATTTCTGATGAAAAGGATGAGTTGGCTGCAAGAAGACAAGACTTATTAGAAAATGGTCTACCTGATATTCCTGGGTTAAAACCTGATGTAAGTCCTACTTTAGATACAGAAACAGCTGCTATACCTGGTAGATTTAAACCTGTAGAAGACGTTAGTACAGAAGCCTTAGATAAGCAAAGAGAGTTACAAGCTCAAAAAATGTCTGAAGCTGTTAAGAGTGTTACTAAATCTGCTGGAACAAAGGGAGCCTTAGGATTAGGAAATTTACTTAGAGCTGGTAGAGAGGGTGATGTAGCTATTATGAAAGATCAGATGGGTGCTGATGAGAGAACAAGACAGCTTGAGAAGAATCAAGAAAGCACTATAGCTAGTATGCAGCATAGTACTCAAATGAGTAAAGCTGGTCAAGAGTTTCAGGCTAATCAAGTGGTGTCACAAGCTACTTTGGCTGAATTATCAGCACAGGGTGCTAAAGAAGATGCTTTATTATCAGCAGAATTTGCTAATGTTGGAGAACAAGCACAGGCAGAAGCTGGAAAGATTGGTGCTGTAACAAACGCTATAAGCAGTATATCTAGTATGCTTCCATTTAAAGATGGAGGTAAGGTTGTTAAAAAACAAAAAAGTTATGCTGGAGGGGGAATAGCAGAAAACCCTACAAGAGAAATGAAACAAGGCGGATATGCCGATACAAGTATTAAACCAATACAAACGAAAGATATGAGACAAGTACATTTAGATAGCTATTACGGAGCTAAGAAAAATCAAAAATTCGCTAAATCTGGAGCGATATTTAATATAAACCCTGGATCAGTAGAGGCTAATCAATATAATATGGGTGAAAATATACTACCAGCTAATCAACCAGATGTTACTCCAGGAGAGTTTAGTCATGGGACAAACCCTATAGATATAGTTCAAGAAGGAGAGAAGATTGGAGAAATGACAGGTGGTGAGGTTATTATGCCTAATAAAAATGTAAATCAGTTTAAAGATATGTTAGCTGCTGGAAACAAAGATGGTGTATCAAAATTAATGAGCCAGCTATTAACTAAATGGGAGTCTGAAGCTCAAGAAGATTCTGATAAAAGTTTAAATAACGAGGGTGCCCCTAAAAAAGCTTTCTTAGGTAAGCTTGTTAAAAAAGTTGGATCAGGAATGAAAAAGTTTGGACAAACTAAAGTAGGTGGACTTTTAGGTAAACTTGGGGGAGGGGCTGTAAATATGGTAGCTCAAAAACTAGCGGGAGGTGAAGAAACTCCTCAAGAAGCTATACAAGGTGCTGCTATGGATCCTTCTGCTATGGCTATGCAAGGTTCTCCAATGGATAAAGCTCAAATGGAAGCTATGATGGCTGCTAAAGCAGCTGGAGCTCCTGGAATGGGTGGAGGTTTTTCAGCGATGGGAATAGCTAATATGATGGGACCGAAGCAGCCGATGAACCCAGAACAAATGGCGATGATGCAATCAAAATATGCTGGAATGCAAGATCCAAGTGGTATGGGAATGGGAGCAGCTATGCCAATGATGGGAAAAAAGGGAATGAGAATGATGGGAAAAAAGGGAATGAGAATGGTAGGAAAAGATGGAATGAAACTTAAAGCTTACGCTGGAGGAGGAATGACAAGAATACCTTCTTCTAAAAAAACAAAATAAAAATTTAAGAAATGGGATTATTTTCTAGAGGACCACAAAACTACCCTGTACTTCCTAATTTAATGAAGGAAATGGGGCTTAATGAAAAGGCTAAAAAATCCAGTGCCCCTTCTAAAGCTAGACCAGGAGGGTCTAAGAGGGGTGGAGCTAAGATGAAGCCTTCTATACCTGGTTTCTCTAAAAAAGCCGCAGAGGCAGCAAAAAACGTCCCAGATAGATATAAGCCTATATATAGGAAGCTATTCAACCAAATCAATGACATATATTTAAAACGTGCTGATGAGTTAAACCCTAAGAATGGTCCAGATGATAATATACCTGGAGTATATAACCCAGGGTTAGCTGCTAAGGTATCTTTAATGGAGCAAAATCTAATACAATTCGTTAACTATACAAAGACTCAGAATGAGACTATGGATACTTTAATGGATAAGCTTCAGTCTACTGGTGATGATGGTAGAAATCTTTATAGCACTAAAGATATGATGAAAGTACCTAAAAAGCTTACTAGAGAAATATGGGATAAATATTATGATTCAAAATCCGATGACCCAGAGGGATCAATTAAATTTTTATATGGAGATCAGCAGTTATCTATTAACCAGGAGGCTGTAAACGCTGGAGCTATAGGTTTTGATAAATATATGGTTAATCCAAGTACAGGATCTTTAATGACAGAAGGAGGAGAGGACGCTATAGCTATGAAGCATGGTAAACCTATGTTCCATGATAAGACCATTTTTGAAATGGAGTATGAAAGGGAGTTTAGCACTGATCAGGTTAGGTTTAATCCTGAAACTATTGAGATAGAGTTTGGTAGTTTAAATGCTGATGGAATGCCTATGTGGAATAGCTACGAAAAAGTATTACCAGACTATGGTGCTAACCCTAATTGGCTTGTAAAGGTTCCCGATAACCAGGCCGATATGATTCAGCAGATAGCCGCAGGCTTACAGGTTAAAAATTACATACAACCTCATCCTAATAATAAAAACTTAAAATATGTTCCTGATGAAAACAAGAAAAAAATAAGGGAGCAGGTTATGTACAACGTAAGACAGAGTTATTTTAATGATGGCTCACAGGGACATAAAAAAGCTATGTTAGCTAGAGAGCAGTCTGTAAATCATGTACTGGCATTAATGGGTATATCTGAGCCTAATGAAAGTGCTGTAGAAACTTATAAAAATAAAATATCTACTGGAGAGAAATTAAACCAGCAAGATTTCGAAATGTTAATAGGTAACGGTATACTTGGAAATAACGGTGTTTCAAATTTTGACGGAGCAAAGATAGATTCATGGGATCAGATAGCGGAAGAAATGATACTTAAAAGATTCCAAATGAATTACGATGATGTTCAATGGACTTATAGTGCCTCTTCTAATACAGCTCCAATAGCTAAGATGTCTCCAGGAAATACTTTATATATAGATAGATTTAATGGTTATGCTGAAGGTAAAACTAATAACTACAAATCAAAAGATGGTACAGGAGCGTATGATTACACTTCTGATTATTATCAAAGATTAATTAGAGACTTTAAAGCTAATAATATAAACTTTGGATCAAACTGGATAAGCCATGATGGTATAGATCCTAACCTATTATTAGGTCAAAGTGGTAACTTCTCTTCTTCTGGAATAGAAAATGTTGTTATAGATACTAGAACTGGTAAGCCAGCTAGAGGAACATGGGAATCAGGTAAATTTAGAGCTTTAGACGCAGAGTCTGTAGAACACCTAAAAGCAGTCCCTATGTTTACTGGTCACTTTAAATTCAATGATGCTAACGCTATGAAGGGTGTTCAAACATGGGGCCAAACAGGGGGAGTTGATAAAAACATGGCTAATGTATTTTTAGATGATCTTAATAACCCCGCAAAAGGTATTATGGTTCATGCTCCTATATCTGGAACATCTGCTAATCATTATAGCGAACTATATTCGAAAGATGAAGAAGGAAATTTTACAACTGAAAAAAATCCTAACAATAATTTCTATAATATGTTTGAAAGAGCTGACTTCTATAATAAAGGAGATGGAACATTCTATTATGATGATCAAATAACGAAAATTGATAATGGATCAGGGTATATGTTCCCACATGCACCAGGTGGAACTGCTAATCAAGCTACTCCTAGTGGATTAGATGATTCTAAAATTGAAAATATTAAAGAAGAGGCTGATGAAATTATATCTCCAGATGAAAACAATAGTATGACTTTAGGCTGGATGAATGACAATGATAATCCAGAAGAGGTAGAAGTAGCAGAAGTGGAAACTGAAGATGATGACGATGATGATGATGAGGAAGAACTAGAAGAAGACAATTAAAATAATTAAATTAAATATATATGGTAGAAGAAAATAACGATATCATTAACAACGAAGAGGAAATCGAAATTCAAGAGGAAAATACAGAGGAGGTTATAGAAGAGACTATAGAAGAGCCTATAGAAGAGCCTACAGATAATTCTGTAAAGTACAATGAGGATACTGATTCTGTTAGAATGATTAGAGATTTTTATTCAACTTTTTCTGATAATAACCCTACAGATATGGAGGTGGATAGCATTGTTTCCCATTATAAGGGAGATAATGAATCTATAATAAGAGATTTGTATAAAAGTTTCAAGCCAGACGTTGACCTTAATGCAGATGATATAGAGTCTATAAAAGGTAATTATAGCTTAAAAAAAAAAGTTGGTTCGGAATCGGTTCCTTTTATATCAGGTTTGGAAGGTGCTCCTTTGGATGCATCAAGTCCGATTTCTGAGTGGAATTACGATCCTGTTTCATCAGTATTCTCTAAAAATAGTAAACCTCAAACAATAGAAGGTGTTCCTAAAAACATCTTTAATGAGTTAATTACTAATAATAACGAAGAGTTTATAGATAAGTCTATAGGTTTAGATAATTTACCTAAGGAGGTTAAAGTTGAGCTAGATAAGTATAGAGATAAGTATATAAAAAACCCACTTAACACTTGGAGGGAGATTATTAAGATGGATGAGGGTGAATCTATATTAGATAGTCTTACTCAGTATACAAATAAGGATACTCCTAAGGAAATATTCTCTATCCCAAATCATGACTATAGATTTACAACAGGTGATGTTCATTCACCATTTAGACTTGTTGATAAGGATGGGTACATGAAATATAAAGAGCTATCTAGAAATATGGAGGCTCTTAAAGGGTTAGATAGAATTAAAGCTTATGATCCAAAGTTAGAAGAAACAGTTGGAGATTGGAAAGCACAAAAAAGAAAGAAAAAAGAAGACAGAGCTAAGTTAAACGCAAATATAGATCTTCTTGAAAAAGAAATAAGTCAAAATGTTCAGGCTGCTTCTCAAAAGGTTTTTGAACATAGAATAGGTCCATATAAAATGTGGGACGAAAAAATGTCTCAATTAATGTTTGCTCCATATAATTCTGGTGAGGAAAAAGGTGTATGGTCAGGGATGGATGAGACAACATCTAGAATAATTCAACAAAATCTTATAGATAATTACATGCATGAAAATTTCAGCATGGAAGCAGATTTAGAAAGAATTGCTTTTTCTAGAGTTAATAACTCATCAATTAATCCAAACTCATCTACAGAGGACATACAAGATCAATTTCAAAACATACTAAAAGATTACTATGATAATACAGACATGAAGATAGGTATTATGGTAGAGAATTTCCATGATCCAAATGGTAAAAAGGGATTGGTTGACTACATGAATCTTCAAGCTAAAAAGGATAAAACTTTAGGCGAGATACAAAGCATGAATGAGAAGATTCAGGAGATTGAAAACAAATTAAAACAAAATGGAGAGCTTAATGACTCTGAGCAAAAAGAACTAATAGCTCTTAGGGACTCTAGAGAAAACTTAAATAATCTAATATCAAATATTGAGCTAGACAGAAAAAGTCTAAAAGAAAACAGAGGTTTTGGTGGTAATGAGCTTTATGATATGTCTGGAAGACTTGTAGACCCTAAAATAGAAAACAACAATGTTGTAGAGGATGCTTCTTTTTGGCAACAACAAAAAAATGAAAAAACAGCTAGTTATACTAGTTTATTAAGAGGAGGTAATCCTAGTGATTATCGTAAAATTAAAGACGAACAGTATAAATTATATTACAAGAAAAAATTCCTTGAGGATGCGTATTTAAATAAAACTCTAACTCTTCCTAGTGGACAGAAAATGACCTTAAAACAAATAGCTGAGGTTTATATGAAGAACGAAGATGACGCTGGAATATCTAAAGTAAAACTTGAAGACTATCTTATGGAAGGTGGTAGAGGGGAATTTTTAGGTAGTGGTTATGGTCAAGACTTTAGAGATGAATATCAAGCTGCATTAAAAGATCTTGTTGAGGGTGATGACCCAACTTTAAATGTTGGTATAAGTATAACAAGAAATCTTCACCCAGATAAATTACAAACATTACGTAAATATCAAGAGTTTTTTGGGTTAGCAGGTGGTTATGGGGGCCAATTTCCTATTGGAGTGGCAGGTGCTGTTGGTTATGATATGGTTACTGATTTTGTTAAAAAGGTTAAGAACCCTGAAGATATGGCTTTTATAGCTAGCACTATGATAAATTTTAGAGAGGATTATTATTCTACTCTAACAAGCTTAGAGGCTGTTACTGAAGCTACAGCATGGAATGTTGACCCAGGACTTATAGGTTCTGAGAGATCATGGGGAGGAGCTTTTTTATCTAATTTTGCTGAAAGCACAGCTGAAAGTTTTGCTTCTTGGGGAATATTAGATTTAGCCTCAGGAATTAAAGTGAAACCAGAGATGGGTGCAATAGCTACTGAAAATGATTTGATTCAAAATTATTACCAGGCTTATTTAAAGTCTGGAGAGAAAATGCCTTTTACTAAAAAACAGTTAGAAGAAGGTCCTTTAGATATATCTGAAATGGCTGGTATGGGTGCTGGTGCAAGTTTACCAATAATGCTAGAACTTGTAGGGACAAGAGGTATGGCTGGTGGAGGTCTTAAGCTTCTTAAATTAAAATCTCCTAGGTATATGGCTATGAGAAATTACTTAAGCCAAACTAAAGCTGGTAAGGTTGCTGTAGGTATGGGAGAAGATATTGCTATAGGTGCGGTTTCTTTTGGTATGACCACAGGGGATCAGGTAACGTGGAAACATGGTGTTGGTGAAGGTTTTGTAGAGGGTGTTTTTAATAGGATGTTTAAGACAGGTCCTATGATGGTTAAGATGGCTCAAATGTATAAAAAGCATGGAATGACTGTTCCTATGGGAATGATAGGTGCTAGGGTTTCTGCTGGTGCAGGTGGTCAGTTTGTAGCTGAGTACTCAGGTGAGTTTTTAAATAACTTAGATAATACAGGTTTCAACTGGCAACAGACTATGAATAAAACATTTGGGGCCACTAAAGATGAAAGAGTTAGAAACCTTGGTGCAACAGCTATTGTTTCTCTTTTATTTTCAAGTGCTTTTAGTATCCCTAGTGCTTACACGATGTCAGCAGAACTTGGTAAAATGGTAGACGGAACAAGTGATCTTGTTAGTGAGGAAAATGGTGGACCTCTTAGCGAAGGAGCCATGAAAGAAGCTCAAGATATTCAAAACGCTATTGCTGAGTATATAAAATCTTCTCCTGGACAACAGCTATCTTTATGGAATAATATGACTCTTCAAGAAGTTTTAAAGGAAAATCCTGAATCTTATTCTTTTATGGAGAATATTATACTTCAATCAGACAACCTTGGGAATATTGCTAATGCCCCTAACTACAGGGTTAATGGTAAAGACATATCAAAAGAACAAATGGCCGCACACATTATGGATCCTAATTTTGTGAGAAAAGTAAAAAAGGGAGATATTGACATGTCTATACATAATGATAGTGATATAGAAAACCTTATGTTACAAAACTTTACTAAAAACAAATATGAAGAATATATAGTTGCTAAAAATTTAGGTCCAGATAAAAAAGGTGGAAAGTATAATAAGCTAAAGGAAGGAGATATAGATTTTAGAAAATACGAAAGTGTTATTAATAAAGAGATGTCAGGCCAAGAGTTAAATACATTTGATCAAGCTATAAAAAAAGAATTTGAAAATAGTGATTTAACTAAAGATGAGGCAAGATCAATAGTTGAAAAAATAAATATATCAAATCAGGTTAATTTAGAAAATCAACAAAAGTCTGAAGATGAGTATAATAATATATACATGCCTCCTAGTGAAGGTAGGCAATTAAATTTATTTGATGAAGAAGGGGTTAGAAGTGCTGCTAATGTTGTATCTCAGGTTCCTGCTGGATCTAGGTTATTTAATAATCCAAACCCTGAAACTACTGATATATCGTCAGAGTATATAGCAAACAATGGACTTAATCTTGGCGTTCAAGAGTCAGAAGCTACTCCTGTAACATCTATTAATGTAGAAAACTCAAAAAGAATAGCGGATGCTTATGACGAAATGAAACATAACCCAGAGGCTCCTGATGTTAAAATTGCATATGAAGCTTTAGCTAAAGAAACTATAGATCAATATAAAAATGTAATAAATAGAGGTTATGATTTAGAAGTTTATAAAGGACAAGGAGAACCTTATGCGAATAGTGATGAAATGATTAAAGACGTTAGAGATAATAAACATTTATATATATTCGGAACTGAGTCAGGTTATGGAGAATCTGGTATAACAGATGTTATGAGACAAGAAAACCCTCTTCTTCAACCTACAGAGTTTGTTGATGTTAAAGGAGAACCTTTAGTTGTTAACGATCTATTTAGATTTGTACACGACTTCTTTGGTCATACTGAAATGGGTAATGGTTTTGGTCCAATAGGGGAAGAGAATGCTTGGTTAAACCACTCTAGAATGTTTAGTGATCAAGCAAAGAAAGCTATGACAACAGAAACTAGAGGTCAAAATTCATGGGTTAATTTTAATAAAAACCTTAGAGGCTCAGATGGTAGGGTACCTAGTAAAGGTGACGCTAATTATGTTAAACCTCAAGATAGGCCTTTTGCAGAGCAAAAGATAGGATTACTACCTGATCATTTTGTTTTTCAACAACCTATGTCAAAAAGTATTTATGCTGAGGATGATGGACTAAACAAACCTTTTAAATATAATAGGTCAGAAAGAGTTTATAGAGGTGTTGTTAATGGTGTTAATGTTGATATGGTTAGAGTTCCTGGTGAAGGGTTTTTTATAGAGAAAGCAACACAAGAACCTCTTGGTGTTAGTAAGGCTCAAGCTATAAAAGTTCTTCAAAATAAATATGCTGGAATTAAATCTGTTGGGTACTCAACAAACCCTGATAACACAACAACAAATACAGAAAACACAAAAGAGGTTTTAGATGTTGCTATGGGCAACTCTGAAGGAACAGTTGGTGATATTGTTGTAGAGGCTCCACAGGACTTAGAGTCTTTATCTGACAGAATAGTTAGACAAACAGATGAGGATCTTGATAATATTGCAAGGTATGGTGATAGAATAAATAAATCTGTTACTATGGGTCTAGATCTTGCTACATATAAAAAATTCTTAAACACATACAAAGACAATATTAAAAATGGAAATAAGGTTTCTAAATCTTTTGATAATGCTTTAAGAAGTATAAACGCAAATCCTGAAACAGAAATGTTATTAAAAGGTAAGTATCTATATGCTAATGATGGTGTTATGACAGAGGCTAGAGGTCTTGTTAGAAATGGATTAGATGCTAAAGAATTTGAAAAGGTTATTAATAATAAATACGATAATTCATTTTCTAAGGATCAAATAAGTGAGATGTATTCTATAGCAGAGCAACAGGTAAACCCTGTTATAATAAACTCTAACTATACAGCTTCTCAAAACAACTCTATTAATTCTGCTCAAGAAAAAATTCAAACCATGTTTGAGGAGGGGTTAGCTCCTTTGGAAATTTCATTTAATAAAAATGGATACGTAAATTTTGATGGAGAGGGTAATGTTGTATTTAAAAAATATAATTGGAATTTTGATAAATCCCCTAAACTAGAAGGTCTTAAGTATGAAGATAAAGTTGATATGTCTGTTGATATGTTACTGCAAGATTATCAAAACTTAAAAGACTTAGAGGGAGTTCAAAAATCTATGGAGTGGTATGCTAGTGCTAGATCAAAGATAGAGGCAAGGTTTGGTTCTAACTCAGATTTATTTATTAAACTTCTTGCTGCTACATCTCCTAATAGAACACCTAAACATAACTTTCAAGATGCTTCTGAGGCATTACATATGTATAGTATTGGAGAGTATGATAATCTTTTAGATTCATATGGCAAGAAGGTTAATGATATAAATGACAGGCTACAAACTGGAGAGATAACTAAAGATGAAGCAATAACTTTAATAAAGAAAGCATCACATAATCCAGATAATAGAGTATTTAAATCTAACGGTAAAAACTTTGGAACTAGATCTGTTGATGGTATGGTTATTAGATCTTTATATGGTAATTGGTCTAACACTCAGCCAGGATCTAAAACTATACAGTTTGCTAATAATTTATCAGGAAGAGATAAGAATGCTACTATAGATGTTTGGGCTGCGAGAAATTTAAGGAAAATATTATACTCAGGAACAGATGCTCCATGGAGAATGAGAACAATGCAAGAAAGTGGAGTTAATAAAAAAGACTTTGATTTTGCACAAGCAGTATATACTCAAGCTGCTGATAAAATAGGTTTAACACCTTACCAACTACAAGCAGCTATGTGGAATGGGGAGAAACAATTATGGATTGAAAATGGTTGGACTAATAAGTCTGGTGCACCTTCTTATTTATCAGAAATAATACCTTCTGAACAACTTACAGATAGAGTTATGTTAGGAGCAAGTTCTTATATAGGTAAAGATGCTTCTAAAGAAACAATAGATAGAATAAGAATGGTTGGTGCTAGAGCTATGGAGAAAGCTAGAATAAATGGCTTAGGAGAAGATGCTGTTTATATTGCTGGTAGAGAAGCTATGAATGGAGAAGTTAGATTAGATCAGGCTGTTAATGATATATTTGAAGAGACTCAAAAGCTAGATCCTATAGCTGGAAGGCCAACACTAGGTGAAGGTATATATATGAATCAAGCGGAGCCAACTATAGAATCTGAAATAACCATAGATAAAGATGCGGATATATCAGGTCTGGTAGATAAAACTATTGAGATTGGTCACTACAGTGAACAGCACTCTGTTTTTGTTTCAAAAATAGTTCCTATAGAACATCCTAATGCTAGACCGTTTTATAGAGTAGAATTTACTAAACCAGGAGTTATTTCTAAAGAATATTTATCAGACAAACTAGATAAAACTATTGGTGGTGCTACTTTAACAAAAAATCAAAGAGGTGAGGTTACAGGTTTTTATAGTCAGTTTGTTCCAGAGTATAGTGGTTCAACTATAGAGTCTTTTGCGGATGACTCTAGAAATTATCAGAATCAATTTTCTAGCTTAATAGAAAGTATTAGAAAAGAAAAAGGACCTAAATCATTAAATCAAATAGAAAAAAATTACGTTAATACTAAAGTTTTTAATTATGCAGAATACACAAGACCAGATGGACAATATAGAACAATCAAAGAATCAGACAGAAGATTTGACACCACAATCGAAAAAGAACTCCAAAGGGCAGCAGAAATTGATGGTAGGAACTCTACCCAGGATATCATCGATAAGTCCACAGGAAATGAAAATAATGTCGGAAGCATTTGGAAAAACACAATAACAGATAGGTTTGCTAGAAAATTAGATCAGTTAGAGAAAGATTTAGATGAGTTAATGTTTGCTGATCCTCTTCTTATTGTACCTACTATAAAAGCTGGTATAAAAGTTGGTAAAGCTACTTTAAGGGCTACTAATAATATATTAAAAGCTATAGATGCTGTAACAAAATATGTTAGAGAAAATAAACCTAAGGGAGCTGTTTTTGGAAAGAAGCAACAAAATGAAATAAAGAATTATTTTTACGAGTTTGCTGCTGTAGAAGAAGAAGGTCTTTCTGTTGATGGAGAGTCAAACCTTTCAAGCGAGAAAGTTTTATCTAAAGAAGAATTGCATGAGCAAGAAAAGAATGAGGATATAGCTAAGGTTATAGATAACACTCCACTTTTTAGAGAGTCTGGTAATATAGTATACACAGATCCTGATGTGGTTCAAGCTATGTATGAGAATCTTCAAATTCAAGAGAAGGCTAAAAACTCACCTATAAGAGGTAATCAGTTTGAAAGAATTAAGCACCTTTTAAATGAAGGTAATGTTCTTTATATGGAGGAAATGTCAGACGTTAAATTTAGAGTGAAGGATGCGTTAACTAGAATATCTAAAAGGATACCTGAACTAGATGAGGCTTCCACATTTGCTATAATGGAACTTATTAATTGGGGTCAAGCTTCTGGTGATGCTAAGATGATATCTGGAAGAGTTGATTTAGATTTATGGAAGGGAGGTAGAATGGATAAAAAAGATATAGATAAGGTTGGTTATGTAAATACTCTTAAAAGAATTATACAGCTTGACACTGATTATGATGAAAAGAAATTAATGATAGATGGATTGTTAGATCAAGTCAACAGTATAGAGGTTCAGTCTATTGTGTCTAAAGGAGAATTAGACGCTATGAAAAAACCTAAATCTAAGTACGCTCAAAACCCTGAATATCAAGGTAAGCAAGCTGAAATAGATCAGTTAGTTTCTTCAAGAGATGTTTTTATTAACGAGCTAAATAATATATACAACTTTAAATCAGAGGGTGCTAGAATGATACTTAAGCAAGCTGGTGGTGTTTGGGGTTTGTATAATAGAAATGGAGAAGAGATACCTAAAGGATTAGCAAAAAATAAAGAAGAAGCTCCTTGGAGACTTCATCATACAAGGTATCATCCTGGAGCTGGAGTTATAGACCCTATAACAAAAGAGGCTGTTTCAACTCCAATGGAAATACCAGGTATAGATAAGGACCTTCAATTAAATAAAGAGATATCAGAAGATATTTTAAAAGGAATGAAGACTGAGGGTAGTCCTCAGTATATGGATAACTTTAGTGAAATAAATGATATAAGCGAAAGATATGCTGAGGAGAATAGAAAGATATTAGATATGTTATTAGAGGAGGGTCTTTTAAATGAAGAAGTTCATGCAGAGATTAGACCTAAGTTTTATTCTAAAAGATCTTTTGCAGACAAAATATTAACTAGAGAGAATAATGCTATATCTAGAAGTGATAGGAAAGAAGGAAGACAAGAGTCTGACCATTTAGATGGATTTTTAAAAGGTTTAAAGGCTGGTGATGATGGTGTTCTATATATGAATCCTGTTAGATTACTTAGACAAAGTATAGCTGCTTCAAGTTATTTAAAGTTTGAGAATAGAGCTAGAAGAGCATTATATGAATTTATAAAAGACGGTGCAATAGCAGAAGGTGAATCTAGAGAGATAGCAGACAATATTGGAGCTGATCAAAAAAATATTCCAAGCATAAGAGATATTATTGGATATATACCTGTAGAAGGTGAAGGTTTAGATATGGACAAGTATGTTGAGATGAGCTATATGGATCAGGGAGAAAGGGTTAATTTCGTTGTTACTCAAGACACTTATAATAGTTTCTTTGGAACTAAAAAATCTGAGGCTCCCCATGCAATATTTCAATATACCACAATGCCTGTAAATAGGGTTTTAAGAAGATTTGCTACTGGTAATTTAAATCCAGCATTCTGGATAACTAATACAAATTTGGACTTCCAAAATTTAACAATGTTTACTGAGGCTTATAAAGCTAAGGGTATTAAGAGTTTGATACCTGGATTAAGTCAAGGTCAGGGAACTATTGATTTTGCTAACGCTATAAAAGATGCTTGGAGTAAAAGTGAAGAGTATCAAAAGGCTGTTAGTCAAGGTATGTCTCTTGAGTGGTTATCTGATTATGGAGCAAGTAAAGATTTAGAAACTTTAAGATCTAGAGGTAGAAATTGGATGAGTAGAGAAGAGTTTCAATCTGATAAAACTATATTTTCTACAGAGGGTGCTATGAGTCTTGGAACTTGGCTTGAGGCTGTAAACTTCTTAAATCAGACTAGTGAGATAGCTGGTAGGTTAGCTGCTAGGAGAAGATGGATAAAGAATTATACTAGAGATTATGTTGAGAAGTGGGGCAAAGAACCAGAAGGATGGGATCTAGAAAAGATAGAAAGAATGGCTACAGGTCAGGCTGTAAAGAATGCTAACTTTAATCAATCTGGTAGAAGTGGTAAGTTTATAGATCAAGTATTTGTTCCTTACTTTAATGCTTTTATGCAGATACACTCTAGGGGGGTTGATTATATAAAAAACAATCCTGTAGATTTTGGAAAGACTGTGTTAAAGGCATCATCTATTCTAGCGGGTCTAGCGGCATATAATATGACTAGGTATAGAGTTAAAGATGAAGAGAAAGAGGAACAATTAAAAGCTAAGTTAACAGAGGCTCAAGAAAATGAAGACAATCTATCGATTAAAAAAATAAAAAAACAAATAGATGATAATAGATTATACTACTACGATTATTTAACTGATTACGAAAAGGATAATAATATGAATATCATATTCCCAGAGTGGTTTGATGATGATCAAGGAAATCCTTTTATTCTAAAAGTTAGATTAGATGGTAGATTAAATGTTCTTAGAGTTCCTTTTGAGGAGTCTGTTTATTATGCTACTAGAGGTAAGAAACCTAGATTAGGTACAGATGATCCTATGGCTTATCTTCCTTGGGGAGAAGGTTCTGAAAAAACTAGATGGGGTAGAGCTCTTAAGAAGGCGTTACCTTTAGAAGGTTGGGATCCAACAGCACTAATAGGAACTGGTCCTTTAGGTACTGCTTATCAAAAGATTAAAAATAACTATGATCCATTTAGACAACAGAAAGTTTGGAGGGGTCCACAGAGAATAGAGGGTTATAATCAGTATTATGAATTAAACAATGTAGAGGATAAATTCCTCAAAGATTTAAGTAGAAAATTAACTAGTGAAGATGAGTTAGGTAGGTTAACTGGAGGGTTTAATGTAGAGCAGTGGAAGAGTGGGCTAAGCTCTATAGCTACAAACTTAGATAGAAATATTTGGTATCAAATGTTTAATACTGTGTATGTAGCTGGAGATGATGCTATTAACGCAAACCCTGAGGTAGGTAAGAATCTTATAGAAGGTCTTAGCGGCACATTCGGTGCTCCATTTGAAAGATTTCATATGAGGTTAGATACAGATCAACCATGGAG